TAGTTCCATCATACCCGCGAGTGGTAAAAGTAATTGTTCCTGTAGTTCGAGAAGTAGCTAGAATTTTTTCTTCGCTTGATAGCCCTGGATCAATTACTAATGAAAATGAACCAGTAGGCCAACCAGTATAAGCGGCTATAGCAACGCTCGAAGAACTTGTGGTTATGCTACTTGTAATAGTTGTAGGAGTCGCTGCTCCGTAATACTGCCGTCTTGCCATATTAACCTACTATTTCTCTGAGTTGGGCATAAAAAATACCGCGTGGTTTTCCGTAAATATCTATAGCATCGGGCAACCATTGATAATCATACATTACCACCGGATAAGTAGCATCAGCCACTTGTAAAGTTACTACCGATTGGGTTTGATGAAGGCTTATTAAATAATTAATTTCGGTATCTGAGTCTTGTGCCCAATCTTTATCTCCTATAGTAAGGGTTGGATAAATTAAAATAGGTACATCCCATTGAGCGCTTCTAACTGGAATTGGATAAGAACGCAAAGTCCACCGATTGAGAATTGGACTGTTCGTTCCATCAGAAGTTAGTTTAAGAACCACTTGAAAATTTTCGCCATATAATTGATTGCAAGGGTAAGAATAAGGGGGAGAAACGCTACCTGCCGTGTTTGAAGTACCCACAGTATTTGCAGTATTTGTGTCAATATAAGAATCTGATTGATCTGCAACAATAGCGACTTGGATACTTCCGGCTAAAGGTTCGTGTTTAATATCAATATACATAGCTACTTTGGGATCTGAAATACCATAAGCAATTACTCCGCTAACAAAAGTACCTGAAGGAACTGGAACGCTGGCTTCCCCAACAAGCCCAAATCCATCAACAGTAAAATAACGTTTGCCGTTAAAAGTAATTACAGAACGAACTGCCCCAAGGGTTCCGACTCGAGATCCACTTGAAGTTGTAAAAGCCATTAAGTCAGAGGCATAAGCAGGAACTAAAGGTGCGGTAAAAGTAGTGAGATCCATACGACCAAGACCGCTTGTATAATTGTTGTAATTTCCTAATCCATACCAAACAAAACGATCTTGACCTTCAAAACAATAAACAGGCTGGCTAGTTGTAATAAGTCCACCAATAGTAAGTGAACCGTCTGTATTTGCTTGACAAAAACGGACACCCTTATCAGAACCAATAAGAATATAACCAAGGTAAGAACCAAGGGATCGGACTATTTCGCCATCTGGAAGTTCACCAGCAACAGTAGGAACATCAAGAGAAGTTCCATCGGCTTTAATTGCGGTGCGGTAAATAAGAGATTTATCGCCAGCATACCCCGCAGCATAAATCTGAGATTGCCCACCAGTAAAATCAACCCAAGTAAAATTGCGAGAAGATAGATCAAGAAGCGCAGAACTAAAGGCTCCGCTTCCAGTTATATTATAAATCTTACCCCCGCCAGCAGCCATAAGTCTTGATTTAACAAAACGGACTAAATTGGCAGTTCCAGTTGCATATGAACTGTTAGTGCTTCCACCTACGGTTTGTTGGCGAACTCCATCAGTATTATGAGCAGTCCATACAGTATTTCCGTCAGTACACATAGATAAAGCTGCACTAGGCAGGCTTGATACCGTAGTCCAAGAAGTTAGCGCTCCTGAAGAAAATTTAAGATTGCTTCCATCAATTATATAAAGGTAAGTTCCGGCGGCTTCACATTGAAATCCAGTATTAGCGCTTGAATAAACATTAGTTGTATCGTTTAAAAGTTTTAATTGCCAAGGAGTCCAAGGATCAATACCAAGTCCATCGTGGTATCTGCGAAGTTCAGAATTTGCGCGATCTAAATAAGTTTGTCCTTCACCATAAAGCCAAGTTTCTTGCGATCTACGCCAAAATTGTTCAGGAGAAATTGATTGTTCGCCTGGTGTATTAGAACTATCTGCTTGTGCGCGAAGCAATGGAAGTGAAACACGTTTAAAACGAGCGCCCCAAACACCAATAGCGGTGTTATCCCATTGTATAGCGTAATAATGACCACCAATAGCAACTGGAAAAGGATAGGGAACTAAACCACTTCCTGATGATCCAGAGAAAAACGCAGGAGTTGGATCTTCATAAGGCGTATCATATTTAATTATTTCGGCCATAGATTAAGACTTAAAGTTAGGATATAAAGCATCCAATTTGGCTGCTTCTGCTGCGATTCTTTGCGCTCTCATTTGTTGTAATCCACGTGCTGATTGAAGGATTGCCCCTGGTGCTACTTCACCGGCACGGCGAGTATCTCCTTGACCTTCGGTAAAGCTGCGCTTAATTTCTCGACCTTCCATTAAACGGATAGCAGCACCTAGTGGTGGCAGATCATAAGCACTTGGAAGAAGATTTGTTGAAGAAACATTTGCATAAACAGTAGAAGGCATAGTAAATACTGAGCGATAAACAACACGAACATTATAACCAGGCATAGCAGGTTGAAATAATTGCAATGAAATTCCTGAAGGGAACTGAGTATTAATAGCATTGCGGTTTAAACGAAAACCATTTGTTGTAATTCGTGGGTTATCTAGTTGAGGCCCAGGAGTCAAATATTTAATTTCGTAAACTGAAAGAATTTGATCTGATATTGGGCCGAGATCATAACCATTGATTGTTGCGTTATAAGTAAGATCAACAGAGTTAATACCAAACAAACCATTAGAAGGTGAGGATAGATCACCAAGGTCATTTCCTAGTTGATCCCAAATTTCATTATCAGTAAAACGTGGAGCTACTCGAACAAGAGAATTAATGGGGGCACTAACATCAGTTGAAGAATCTTCGCCGCCTGAAACAATAGCAGTTTGTCCATTTACTGACCAAACATAAAAAGTATTTAAACCAATACAAAGACGAGCGCCAGCGCGGATACCTTCAAGCGCATAAGAAAAAGTTAAAGTTCCGCTACCTGCGGTATAAGCAACTGCTAATTTATTTCTATTTTCAGCATAACCGCTCATCAAGTATGAACGAGTTTGAGAAATCCAATCGGAGCCTGTTGTCATAAATTCACCGGTGTCGTGTTAGGGTTGTAAACGCTTTTGCCAGTAATTGACTCAATAGCGTTTACTGCGGTTTCGATTTTCTTTGTTTGACCTTGCAAAACTTGTCCACTTTCTACTTCAAAACGAGTTTCAGCTTTAGCCATAAGTTCTGCTGAACCGTCAATATGAGGCGGTTGTAGCCCTTGTGCGCGCAGCGCTTTATAGGCTGGCATATCTTTGTTCCAACGTTTTTCGCGGGCTTCTACGGACTCAGCACCGGGCCTACGGGTAGGTGCAGTACCACTACCAAAAGCAATAGTAGAAACTTTACAAACAAAACAACCTTCGACAAATTCGCCAAGGTGGTCGTTGTGATTAAGTTCCATTACCGCCCCCTTATCATCCGACAATGTTATCACCGTATCCAGCCGCTATCAGGATTGCTTTTTGATTATCATTTATTTCGTAAGAATGTCCACCATAAAATACTGTTTTTACGCCAGGGATCGTGCCAACTATATTGCCATCAGCATCTTTAAGGATACGAGGCTCCCATAATGGGGGTTGAGTTTCGCTGACCATATTGTTTGTATCTATCCATACATTTATGCCCCGAGGAATAGAAGGTTTGAAATAAGCAAAAGGGCGTTGTTGGTACATAGGAACATTCGGCGTTACCACGGGTACAAGAACCCTAGAAGGTGGTGTAAAAGTTGCCATATCAGTCCTATCTCAAAAGGGTAAAGCGGGGTATGGGCGAGAAAGGTGTTAAGCGCCCATACCCCTAACTTTATTTATTGACCGATTGAAGAACCTGATTCAATGCGGTACAAAGCAGCTTGACGGAATACAGAGTATCCAACGAAGTGCTTCCAACCGATACCTGTGAAACGGCGCAGAGTATCAATAACAGGAACATCAACGATGATAGCTTGCTCACCGTATCCACCGCCTGTTGAGAACGCCTTGGCAAGTGCCTGACGGCCCATAACAAGTGTTCCGTAAACATCTACTGCTGAAACCACTAGAGATAGTGAAGTTCCTGCGTTTACGTTTGAAAGTCCAGAAACAGAAACAGTAAGAGTTGTTGTTGATGGAACTGTTGCAACTGTGAACTGAGCGTTGAAGCCAAGTTGTGAGGTTGATCCTGTACCTGAAGTAGCAGTAGCACCTGAGATAGTCAATGTATCGCCAACTGCAAGACCGTGTGCGGCTGAAGTTGTAAGTGTTGCAACTGAAGAAGCAACTGCGATTGTTGAGATTGTGTATGAGTTTGTTCCACCATCAGAGAACAAAGGTGCGCGAGGTGTTTCCATAAACTGTACGCCTTGGAAGTTACCAATTACACCGTTGTAGATACCTGAAGGATCTGAGTAAACATGTGGATCTGACCAGTTAGTTCCACCAGTAGCACCACGGAAGTCATATGAAGCGTCTGGGTGAATAAGACCCTTGTATAGACCGTTGAATGTAGGAACGTTGTTCTTACGTAGTGAGGCAACTGCCTTACGAACGTCTGAACCTGTAAGTGTGTTTGTCTTAGCAAGACCGGCACGAGTTGTACCTGAAGTGTAAGCAACGTTTGTACCAGCACCAGCAGCAGTACGGGCAATTCCGTCTGTTGAGATACCAGCGTTCCAGCCAACAATGTTAGCTGCGATTGGGTTTACTTCCATAAATGCGGTTGCGCCCAACTTTGAAGTAAGTTGAACTGCGTTACCGTATTCAAGAGGTGTTACGACTACATAAGAGTCAGACATTGAAACTGGAGTTACGTCTGAAGTTTCTGTAAGTGCAGTTGTTGCTTCTGATAGATCAGATGCGATGGTGAATTGAACCGATACACCACGGTTTGTTGCGTTCGTTGATTGAACTTCTACGAGTGCATCGTAGTATAGCTCTGGACGAAGTGCGTAGTAAGCAAGTTGCTCATACGCTGCTTTCGAGAGATCAAGCGAACTGACCTGTGTTAATGCCATTTGTTAGTTCTCTTTCGCTAAAGGGTTAGACGAGTGAAACCCACCCGCCAGGTTGTTCATTTGAAATAGCGATATTGTTATTCTGAAGGATTTTCAATATATCTTCAGGTGATCCCGCATTGCGAATATCATCAAGAGCATTAGACGAAATCGCAGCAGTAGAGCCAGTCGAGGCTTGAGATACACGATTTAGCGCTGCTAGATCACTTTGTACCTCTGGAGTTTCAGAAGTGGCTATTAGACCATATTCTGTTGCTGCTGCCTTGATTGCTTCTGGGGAGATTTCTCCGTCATAGGCTTTGACAAATAACTTACCTGTTGGTGATTCCAAATCAATTCCTGCTTTCATTAGAGCGAGTTCACGCTTAGCAGCATTTGCTTCCGCTTTGGCTTCATTAGCCTCGCGTGTCGCTTGCTTGCCAGCCTTCGCTTGCTTTTCCAAATCACGCACGAACTGACGAGAATCTCTACCGGTTTCGCTAGAGTCATCATCTGTCGTTATATCTAAATCATCATTTTCTATATCGTATTCAGTCATTGCTTTTTCCAATTCTGTATCGCGCATCTACTAGGAAAGTGATACGGCAGGGCTAATAAAACATATTTGGTTCGAAAACCAGAATTGACACCGCATCGCCATCACGGGGCAACCCTTTACTACCGCGTTCGTTTGACCGAGAACGGGTCGGTTGTTGCCTCTTATGCGTTCTAACCTGACGAGGAACAGACTAGGAACAATACTGGAACGCTAGTAAGAGTTTATACATTTGAACTAGAAAAGTCTAGTTATGCTTGAAGGTTTGCAGCGCCAATTCCAACAACACCACTAGCATTAGCGGCTAGAGCGCCACCGGCATTGAACTCATTAACGCGGGTAGCCTTAACTTTGTTCAGAGCCATAACATCATTGGCATTAGCATTAAATTCAGCATTAATCATCTGTTGATTAGTAAGCGCTCCTGAAACATCGCCAGGAAGCATTTGACCATATTGACCCATTTGACCAAGTTCAACAAAGCCTTGTTGGGCTCGGGCTTGAGTAATGCCCTGGTTGGCAAGAGCCTCAGCTTGAGCGGTAGTAAGTTGCCCATTAACGCCCATTCCACCAAATCCTGCTTGAATTGCAGCGCCACCAATTTGCATTGCTTTCGCTTGTTGGGCAATTATAGGAGTTGCCTTAGTTGGATCTAGCGCCCAAGCCATAAGATGACCAGCATCTAACCCATAAGTATCTTTGGCGTATTTAGTAATATTTGGATCGAGTGAAAGAACTGAATCTTGAGCCGCTTGTAAGCGATTTGTAAGATCAACCGTATTAACGTGATTTAACATTAGGCTTCCAAGATAATCTGGAGTATCAAATATGCCAGAAGGAACATTAAATTGTTTTAAAATTTCTTTATCGGCTTTCATCTTAGCAAGATATTCGCCTTCAGTTATTCCTTCACCCATAGCATTTAATTTAGCCATAGCAGGAAATACTGTTTTATATGCTGCGCTCGCACGGATACCGTTAGTCGGATCATCCATAATGGCGTTAATATCATAACCCTTGTTCCACATAGTCCAAGCATTAGCGGCAAGAGAACCTAATCCAGCACCATTTAAAGCATCGGTAATAATTTGCAATGCGCTTTGATTGCTGCCACCACCAGGTTTTACGGTTGAAGTAGTTGCTTGAGTTTGTCCACCACCAGTAGCACCGCCACCACCGCCACCAGAAATAGGATATTGTCTCCATTCGCCCGAACCTGGTGAACCAGGAAGGCTTAGCCATTGCCATTGATATCCTTTAGCGGGTGCAGTATCAGGCGGGGTATTTCTATTAGAACTAGGGCTTGATGAAGTTGCTGATGTAGGTGCTGCAACAACTGGTGTTGATTGAGTAGAACCTACAGCATTGACAAATGAATTGCCTGACATTGGGCTATATGCTGGCGCAGGATTTAAACTATTTACAGGATTATAAGTAGGAGTAGATACAGATGGAGCAATACCTGCTTGTTGAAAAATATCTGGTAACTTTGCCATTTACATTTTCCCCGATCCCTGACCAAATATACCTTTAATGCTGGCAGCCAAATCATAAGCGTTATTAATTGCCGGTAAAGAAGTATCATACCCATATTTAGGATCAGTTTTAACTGTAGCCAAAATATCATTTATGTTTCTTGGCGCTGCTATTTTAGATACAGGATCATATGAAGTAACTAAACCAGACCATTTAGGATCTTGCCAGTTTATATCGGCAGGATTTATGCCAAGAGTATTAGCAATTTGAGTTCCAACGGGAGCAAAATAACCTTTAACGGTTCCACCGGCTTCAATAGAACCTTTCATCCAAGGGTAAAGTTGAATGGCTTGAGTTTTAGCATAATCGGTAAATGCTTGCTCTGAGCCATTAGGCCCAATCGCTTGTTTAACAAAATCATTTAATTGATTTGGGTTAGTTGGTACTGGAATTGCATAATCAGAAGCAATTTTACTAAAATCAGCAAGTGCAACAGATACAGTTCCGCTTGTTTTAGCAGATACTTCATTTGGAGCAAGTTCGATTCCTAACCTTCTTGTACCAATATCAAAATAAGAAGCAACTGTAGTTGCAATATTTTGATTGCCTTGACCCCAACCATTAGTAAGAATGGCATCAACAATTTTTTGATGGTTTTCTGGAGATACTTGAAATCCTTGTCTTGCTATTTCGGCATCTGCCCACTCGTTAGCCTTACCTACTTCATATTTATACTGACCAGGGGCTAAGGCTTGAAGTTTGTCTAAGCGTTGTTGAAAATTATTATATTCTTGAACAAGTTTAGTTGGATAAGTTGCAGCATCAATCATCTCTTGAGTTGGGCCACCAGGCAATTTTGCCCACTTAAGAACTGTTGCTTTTAATTCTGGATTGCTAATAATCCATTGCGCCCATTGTGGGTGATTTATTTTAAGAGAAGTTAATATAGCTTCATCTGCTGCTTTCGCATCGGCTTGTGCTTTAACTTTTGCGTCTGCTGCTGCTTTTTTCTGGGCTGCGGTAAGTGCCATTATTGAGAGTTCCTTGCTAGAGATGCGAACATAGCGTTTAAGGCGTTACTAATATTTTCACTACCTGCTTGTGCGGGTGCTGATTTTCTAGCAAAATTTGTTGCAGCAACATCAACATTAGCAACATCGGGTTGTGATACAACTGAAACTGATGGGCTTTTAGCGGCTGAAGCATAATTTTCTGCAATGCTAGGACCGGGTGGTGGTGTAACACTTGGTTGTGCAGCAGGAGCATTAACGCCAGCAATAGCACCAGGTGCAGTTTGAATAGGTGTGCTAGTTAAAGCAGTTGCAGCAGGATTTCTAGCAGCCAAATTTGAAACTGCATTGGCTCGAGCATTAGCGAGAATATCACTTTGATAAGAGCGAGCAAATGTCTTTAATTGTTTTTCAGTAGGAACTTGACCCGTTGCTGCGCGGAAGGCTTTATCAAATACATAATTAAGATCAAGTTCATTAGGAACGGTTACTTTAGCAATTTGATTACGGACTCCATTGCCACCTAATTTAATAGCCAAGTTTTCTTGTTCATTTAAAAATTGAGATGCTGGAACTGGTTTTCCTGTACTAGCTGGATATAGGGTTACTGCACCTTCTAAAAAGTTTTTAATTCCACCAATATCGGTAGTTTGATCCCACACACCAAGGGTGGGTTGTGAAGAAGTATAAAAATTAGATTTATTTAATGCGTGTTGGATACCAGCCCAAATATCAGGGTTAGTAAGAGCGGTTCTATGAAGGGCATATGCCACATCATCAGCAGTCATAGCAGATGGATCTTTGCCAGCAAGAGAACTTGGAGGCAAACCAAAACCTCGAACATCAAATGTTCCAGATAAATCTATAACGTTTAATTTTTTAGTCTTGCCACCATTGCTAGGCAATAAAGAATCCACTCCCGACAAATCAGGAGTTACGTTATCTCCTACTTTATTTGGATTTCCTTTTCCATCAGCTTTCCAGACGGTAAGTTTTCCTTTAGAGTCGGCTACCCAGGTCATTACTTAAGTCCTTCCAACGGGCCAAATAATCGTTGATAATGCGTTTTGTAAAAAGCAGCAAAATTAGAATCCTTAGTGGCTAATCCTATCGCTACTGCCCTAAATATGTCTGTAAGTTTAGCAAGGTTAGCTAAAGGAACACTATCT